CAGTGGAGTAAAATTGATGTTGGTGCTCCTGACTTTAGAGAGGCGAATAGATTATTCTTTATATTTTGGGAAGGTTGCAAAGCTGATAATAGAAGTTATGGAATGTGTTATTTAAAAAATAGACGTTCTGGTTTTTCTTTTATGAGTTCAGCTGAAACAGTACATCAAGCAACACTAGCAAGTGATAGTAGATTTGGTATATTATCTAAAACGGGTGCTGACGCTAAAAAGATGTTTACAGACAAGGTGGTGCCGATTAGTATTAATTATCCATTCTTCTTTAAACCAATACAAGATGGTATGGACCGACCAAAGTCTGAACTAGCGTATAGAGTTCCTGCTAAAAAATTTACTCGTAAAAAAATGAGGGAAAGAGAGGAACAAGATGATATGGAAGGTCTTGATACTACTATTGATTGGAAAAATACAGGTGATAATAGTTATGACGGTGAAAAACTTTCTCTATTAGTACATGATGAAAGTGGTAAGTGGGAGAGACCTGATAATATAAAAAATAACTGGAGAGTTACAAAAACTTGTTTACGATTAGGTAGTAGGATTATAGGCAAATGTATGATGGGTAGTACAAGTAACGCGTTAGATAAAGGAGGTGATAACTTTAAAAATTTATACTATAATTCAGATGTCACAAAACGAAATCGCAATGGACAGACTAAGTCAGGATTATATTCTTTGTTTATCCCTATGGAATGGAACTATGAAGGATTTATTGAC